AAGGTTATTTACCTGCAGCGGTAACTTATCCACACTTAAATCTACACCCTTCTCAGGTTGGTGTTCCTGAGAACCGGTATGCGTAAGCACTGAAGGTGAGGTAACTGCAGAACCTGTATTGCCAGACAGGTCTATTTTCGCATCCACATCGACACCCTTTTCAGGCATTAAAAACTCCTTCCATTATACATCAGCTATTAATTCTCGTTTAGCACACTCTTCTTTGAGTTGTCGCTTGCTTTCAATCCAAATTGGTTCAACATCTATGTTCTCATAGTAGCGAGGTTTAAAAGTACTCACTGCGGGAAGTGAAATAACCTTTTGAGAAGACTTTCCACAAATTGGACAATCTTGAGGTTCACCACTTTTAACCATAGGCAAAAACTTTTCAAAGCGTTTACCACAATGCTCATACTCGTATAAAGGCATTACATATTTTCTGTTGCAGTTTGGACATTACTAGCAGTTCTCGCTTTCAAATTAGCAGGGTTTCCCCTCAGCCCTGCTTGCTGCTGCATAAATTGCTCACGGGTCATAGCCTTTTCTCCACCTTGTTCCTCTTGAGCATCAGGTATAATATCCATAGCATCAGCCCAAGAATACTGTTGCATAAGCAACTTAATAAGTGCATTTACATTTGCTGTGGGGTGTTTACCAATAGCTTGAATAGCCTGAATTATTTCACCTCGTTTCATAGCTTTGGTAAGTGGGGTCATACTTTCTACATCAACTGAATAATTATACTCGTCTTTTATGTCTTTAGGATTAAAAGCAATCCAATACTTAGCAGCATCAACTCCAACAACCTGAATTATGTGTTCTGAGTCCCACCACTTAAATATATATTGGTTATACTTTCGAATAATACCTGTAACGCAGTCAGCCATAGCGTCCCTACGCTCATCTAATCTTATATCGCCACCAGCTTGAGTTATGGCAGCTTCTGTAGCACTACGACGTGAACTTTTTTCTGATTCCCCCATACGATTACGCCCAACACCCATAATTTCTCGGACATCACCACGAATAATATCTACCCAACCTGTTAGGTCTGGAGGAATATGAGTTTGAAGAACTTCAATAGCTTTTTTAGGGTCGCCTTTAAACTTAATAGCAACGCCTATTTTACCTTTCATAAGCTTGTCAAGTTCAATGTCGTTAATTAGATTCTCATCAACTAAGAACTTCATAAGAACAAGCCTACGATGAAGCATAGCTTGAAGTCTAGACTCATTCATTTCAAGCTGTTGCGGCTCCATTATAGCAGCATCACCACGAGCCCAAAAGTATTCAGGGTCATCATTAAAGGTAAGGTCTATATAAGGTAAGCCGTCTATTTGTAAAGCATCTTCCATAGGGTCAAGTAACCACTTGTCATAACCAAAAGCAAATACCATAACATTACCAGAGCGTCTATCCCGAATTTCGTGAAGTTCCACCCATTCCTCGTCATTCATCATCTCCTTATAGTAATTTGATTTACCTGTAATATCTTGAAGAACGAGTTCAATCTTGTTTCCTTCTAACTGAGCAGTATTCTTATACTTAGTATCTGCCTTGACATCAGCAAGAGGACGAAAGATAACACGATCAATCCACTGTGCTGTGTGAAGAGAAGTAGTACCAAAAGGAACAATTATGAAATCAGGCATTGTTCTAAGGCAAAAAGGATTTCCAGGCTTAATTCCCAAATTATACTCAATAACATCTTTGCCTTTTTTACTAACCTGACTTCCAGTAGAATCACCCAACTCTTTTTTAATTTGTGCAGGGTCAAACCCAAACTCGCTATCATACCCCACAAAACCAATACCCTTACCTGTAAGAAAAGCATCAAGAGCCATCATTTTGCAGGTGCCTTTAAGCATGGTTTCTTGTATTTGCCAATTGTCAATTGCTTCAACAAGTTTAGCATTAGTTTGGCGAATACGAGATTCCATAGGGTTCTTCATTGGTCTAAATCTCGGCGTAACATTTACAAAAGGATTACGAAAATAGATATTAGGTATAATAGTATGAGCCATACCATAGGTAATATTATATGGGAAGTGGCCATAAGCAGACTCAGACGTAAAGTCGCCACGCAGGTATTCACGGTACTTATTCCAATCTGTGGAAAGTCCGTAATCCCTTTTATAGGTCATGCCACGTCTAATTTTAGCTTCCCATTTAAGCCTATCCCCAGTTAGTGTATCAGCCATGTTTGCCTTTCTTATTTATAATAAACTATTACCAAGCAAGTTCCACCGTTTGCTACTGAGATTGTGCAGTAAAGCCCATCTCCTATATTAACATTATCAGCAGGAATAATATTAGACTGTAAAGAGACACCTGGAACAACCTGTTTTGCTACTACAGGAGTAGTTGCGGCAGTCGCCGAATTCGCCAATGTAACTGTTGCAGCATTAGTACCATCTGTAATAACAGTCATTCCACCAAATTTAGCTGCAGAAGCCTTTATAACAGCACTTGCAGCTATAGCTATAAATGTTAAATTATCTTTCATAAGTTTCCTTTCAATGCTTGCTTATTCAAAATTTGAACATGCGAGTATCAGTTAGATGATACATTAAAGCCATATTTAGGCTTTTTTCTATCATATATTGTTTGCATCATTTCATCACAAGTGGGAGTAAAATCCCTACGCTTAGGTTTCTTAGGTTTCTCTTTTCTGTCACCTGGAATATGACTCAGCAGTTGCCAAGCCAAGCTATCCACAATGTCATCATGAGCTCCATTAGGGAACGACAATAACTCGTTCTCAAGGTCGCCCATGTTTGCACGCATCCACACCTTTCTAAATTCAAACTGAGGTGCAAGACCAAGAATTCTTGCTTCCTTATTCTTACCCCGAGTTTTAACAGCCTCGATTGAAAAATATTGTCCAGTTCTTCTCATAGCATCTGTAAAAGCTTCTGCTAGATTAGAATACCTATCAGCCTCAATCCTAATAAGGTCACAATTAAAAAGTGTTGCTTTATTTAAAGCAAACTCAATCATTTTACCTTCAGACATTCGATGACGCTCCGCTAGCAAAACATGAGTTCCTTCAACAGTATGCGAGGCTATTGTAAAGCCAGTATAGTCTTGACGCTTATTTCCAGTAGGTGCATCTGCAGGGTCAAGAACTAACACCCTTAAACCTTTTGGGGGATCTCCCTCAAAGGTTTGAAACCAATCAGGATTAAACTTCATAAACTCTTTACTAAGCGGTCTATTCAAGTAAAGCATAGAATAGTAAAAAGTTCCAATATCAGCCAACACAAAATCCAAAACATCTTTAGTGTACCTTTTATACAAGGGTACACCATCATCATCCAAAGCAGGTTTATCAAACTCTTCCCACTGCAGCGATATACCACCTGCTTTTTCTTTGCGCTGCTTTTTAATAGAGTCTATTAGGTCATAATCCGCCCAGCGAGTCCCAATAATAATTCTTTTACTCGACTGAATGTCCACAAGCAAAGGAAGCGTAAGCTTATGAAAACCTTTTGCTTTCTCAATATCATCTCTCGAAGGCATAATTTCAGTCCCAGATAAATCATCTTTTCTAGGTGAGATAGTATCATCCTCTATTATAATATCATAATGCCTTCTAACTACATTAGTACCAACGCCGGCAGCTTCCCAAGTACCCTCACCATATTCTGCCTTACGAGCAAGTTCTGCTACAGAATCAGACCACCTTACCTTATTAAAGTTAGGAATAACTTCAGGATAAAGCAGTTGAATCATCTCATTTTGTTCTACCAACATTCTAATACTATGAATTGATTTAGCTGCATTAGGAGCAGTATTAGAAACTATTAAAATCCTTATGGTAGGTCTTTTCAAAGCCCGCCACAAAGCATACCTAATAGAAGTAATTGTAGTTTTTAAAAAAGAACGAGGCAGTACCACAAGCTGTGCAAGAACATCCCGCTGCAAAAAATTACAAAGTTCCTTGTGAAACTTCGCATCAAAAAATTTAGGGGACATAGTTATCTGACAAAAAAACGCAAAACTTGCATTACACTTTTTTCTCAGAAAGTTCACTCTCTCCTGTGTCAGCGCTTGTGGCATGATTTTGTTTGTCCAATTCAATAGCTGCGTCAATCATTGTTGCTACATCATCAGAAACTACAACAGAGCCTTTTACGGTTAAGTCCATTTTCTTACCATAACCTGCTCTGTCAAGAATCTCTAATGCTGAGCGTTGTCGTGCTGAAGGCAAAGCTTTACCATCGTCTCTAATATCAACGAGTATTTCTAAGCTCTTAAAGCTTTCAGACTGTAGTCTTTGTTTAATAACATCATTGTGAGCCTCAGTACCTTGAGTCTGCACGAAAGTGTCATCTATCCCTGTGCGTAGTCGCCTTTCCTCAAGTAAAAAAAGTGGTGAGTTTCTAATTACAGAAGCTCTTGTTTGTGTAAACCTGCATTCAATTGCAGCTTCCCCAAGTTCCCAGCCAGCCAAAAGCAAGCGCATCAGCCTATAATGTCTGGGGTTAAGCTTCTGCAGACGGAGCTTATCTACAGGCTTCAGCGGTGGTCTCACTACTAAAGTTTCCATAGTTTTCTCCTTTCAGTTAAGTGTTAGTTTCCTGTCAGTAATACCATTTACTTACACAAAAATTCGTAAATTCAGGTCTTGAACATTCACCAAAATGGGTCAGATAAAAAAGTTACATCTTAAGATAAAGGAAAGTTTTTTTGGGGGATAGGGGGTATCATCCCCCTATCCCTTTTTCGCCTGCTTCCGAAAGTTAAACCGCCGGTAATGAGTCCGTGTTATAAACTGCTTTTGGCTTTCCGGTGCTTGTTTTTCCGCCCACTTTTCTTTGACCTTGATTACGTGCGTTTGTTTCATAGGCCTGCTCAATCAAACGAATGACTACGTTTTCACCCAGCTTGCTGGTATACTCAGCAAGAGTACCGCCAGTCAAAAAGCCATACTTTGCTACGGGCTTTCCACCTGCGTCCTTATCCGCCTTTGATTTCCACAAAGGTTTAAACATTGTTTTCACTTTTTTCATCACCCCCTTTGAAGTGTATTAAGAGTTAATAAAAGAAATTTCCGCTTATCTAAATTCACGCCCTGAATTTACTTACTTGTCAAAGACCCTTTTAGTTGCTTATATTATAACATAATTTTAGGCTATGTCAAGAGTTTTAAAAGATTTATTAAAAATAATATGCCCTACAACCTGCATAAAACCTACAACACAGCGGCACGCCAAAATAAACTTAGTTTCTTCAATCCTTTTACCTTTAAAGTTAATTAATCAACTCTTGTTTTGACTCTTATATTCAATTAATGTAAAATTGTTAAGTGAATTTATATAAACTGAAAGTACAAGGGTGGTTACAGTTAGTTGTACCTTGACATCTCTCTTACTCTTGAATATACGCCCATATATTCACTTTTACCTTTATTACTTTATATATAATGAATATATGACTATAGGTTCACTTCTGGAAGAGGGTCAAGAGTGAAACTAACTCTCTTGGTCAAGCTTCGTTCAAAGTTGACAAATTCAAGGCTTGAAAATAATAACCCAATGACCCAGAACCCAGTATCTAGGCGGGCTAGGGGTCAAATGAATTTATGACTAAAAACTTGACAAGAAACCCCCTATTTAGTATAGTATATTCAATGACTAAACTAGCATATAACAAGTACACAGCACAGCACACAGCAAGCAGCCAAGAGTATAATCAAGGCTTGTTCAGCCTACGCCGAAATCCGTATTTTCAACGATTGAATATTCACGATTTTTTCACTTTCAAAAACTCGCTTTTACGAGGGATTGAACAGGCTTTTATGAACCTCGTAGAGTGTATAAAGGTTATTGAATAGACTTTTATTAACCCACACTAAGAACAGAAAGGAGTATAAACATAATGCCCAAGAAGAATTTGGTAGGTATTGAAAGGTGTCGCCGATGTAGTTTCTGGATGGGGTTTGCATTCTTAGACCTCTCAGTGAAATATCGAGGGGACTCTGTTGTTAAACCACTTATTTCCTGCTTTTTACGAGGGCGTGGAAAGGACTCACTAAGAATTCCGACAGACTGTGGAAGTTTTCGAGATGACCCTGTGGTAGCTTTGGAGAACGCAAAAAGAAACCCCTACCGGCTGGAACAATGTGTAACACGGAGTAGAGCGAAAGCCAAACCAAAAATAGAGTTTGACTTGGACTCGCTTCCAGAAGTTTAAAAGGTATTACTGACGAAAGGAGAAAACTAATGACACGGAGAGAGGAAAAGGAATTCTACAATAGTTTTATTGCGGAAGTTTCTAGG